TGCCATATCAGCGTGAATAAACGCCGGACCCCAGTGCAAAGTGCGGTTTTCTAGGGTGATTTCTAGATCCGAAATCATTTCCTTAAGCCGAAAAAGCATTGCTTCGTTAAGTTGATCATCAGGGATATGAATCATCATAATAGTAGTCCAATTATTTCAGGTTCTGAAGTAGGTTGGATGCCGATGTTTCGCCATATGGATCTTCGTCATGATTGTCTTGACGACCTGGTTCTTCGAAGAATGATTCAATTACGCCATCATTTACAACCATAGCATATCTCCATGAGCGCATACCAAAGCCGAGATTGCTCTTATCAACAAGCATACCCATCTGGCGAGTGAACGCACCATTACCACCGTCGAATTTGACCACCGCTTTGGTGTACTCATCGTTACTCATCACTCACTCTCCATTCTTCTCTTTTATCTGATATTTCCATTGGTTCTCTCCTTTGGTTAATAAGGGTATATTATATAGGTTACGCTTCGTTCACCACTCCGGTGCGCTATAGTCTTTTGTCTTAGTATATATGGCCATACCATCTAGCCCGTAAGCAGGGCAGACCATTATCATTTCAGGTAAACCCATTCTATCATGTTCACCACCTTCGCCACATATAAAGAATGTTCCTGTCTTTTCAGCTTGAGAGTGAAACCATATTTTCTTTAGTTTCTGAAACAGTTCGTATTCTTCATCTGTGATTTCTTTCATCACTCACCCTCCAGTTTCGCCAACTGTTCAAGTTCTTCTTTAAGTCGACTGTGAAAACTTTCTTCACCATCATCGCAACTCACCAACCATCACAATACTGTTCAACAATGATTTGTTTACTCATGTTCAATTTCCTTTATGTCAACTGTCGCTCTCAGTTTGCGATCACGTAAATCATGATCCGCATAGTCCAAACTCCAATAAACTTCTGTTACCCGATAGTCCACTTTACGAATGTTGATCACACTACCAACTTGTGGCACCGTTATGCTCTTTACCACGAATGTTTCACTATCTGAGCAAAAATTGATTTCTATATCCACTGACACGACACTGCCATAATTTTATCGTACACGTCGTTGGGATATTCAGCAACCAAAACCTCTCTACCGTCTACCAGTGTGATCCGTGTACCCGAGCTGCATTTAAATTCTACTCTACCTATTTCACGGTGAATAGCATCATACGCCATGCAGTTTTGCATTGGAGGATCCCATTCAGATCCTGGCTGGTTAATAAGATAATCTTCAAAAAACTCACAGTCAGCATGTATGGCGCGTAGTTCGTCGCTTCTGCCATTAGCATTAAACAGTTGGATACGCCGGTCTCTTCGCTCTGTAAAAGCCCGCGAAACCGTAGTGCTAAATTGCTGTCCAATTAATGATGGTAGTAACATCTAATGCATCCCATTTAGTATCAGTAATATTGTATAATGCAACATATCTGCTGCCGGAGTCTTGTTTACTAAGACCGAACGGGTGAAGACCCGATAGAGTAAATTCTTTGACCAGTTCTTCCCCGGTCGCGTAGTGAGTAAATGTCACTTTTATATTGCCGGACCACGCACTAACAAGTAAATCTTTTACATTCATGTTAAATTAGCCACCATCGGTAAATTCCCCAAACATCGATCACGGTAAACATAATATTCTGAGTTACCATCGGTTTATCTTTCCAGAATACATATATGAATATTATGTGCCCAATGAAGAATAAAATATAACCCCACCTACTGGCTTCGATATTACTGCTAAGTAGCAGACCTGCCACGAAGAACAATATTGTCCCCAACCATTTTAATGCAGTTTCCGTTCGTGCGTCTAATGCCGGCATAATATATCTCTCTCTCACTTATAACCGCCCCACCGCAACCACGCATACTGAGGTTTCTGACAAAATTGTCCTATCTCATCAAAACCCAACAGAATGCTCCCGTCTAAAGGATCGGTACCTGCTTCATACTCAACTAGTTCCCAACCCGCTTTAAACGACGTAACTTCTTTGATATTTTCAATAAGACGAATTTGCATAATATATTCCTTATTTCAACAGTGTATTTTAGTATATTAAGACCATTATACAGCGTTGAAACAAAGTTGTACACATTTATTTTCGTTTATTTTAGCCGGGTGAGCCTACTAGTTTATTCAAAACGCCGTGGTTACCATAATGATTTGGGGCTTTCCATCCAGCCGGTTTCATTAAATCTGGCAATCCGAGAGCATTTGGGCGACCTTCTTTAATACCGACTTCTTTAGCCATATTAGCTTCAAGTACAGCATCCCAGGCTTGTGCAGCATCTACTCCAAATGCATCTAGTGTACCTAATGCCACTACGCACAGGTCAATCAATCCGTCGACGATTTCTTCTGGGTCATTGCCGTTTACTGCGAGTTGAGTCTCGGTCAACTCCTCAATAATGAAATTCATGCGGAACTTCAAGAATGCTGCCAGTTGCTCCGGATTGTTTTTGACCCACTCATGTACACCATACTTAGTATGCATGTCATTAATATCTTGTACCCAATTATTACTCATTTCAATTCACTCCTAGTTACTTCACCAAAGGCCAATCTATAACATGCTTTATTCGTTATAATTTGATACCCATTATTTGATACAATTTTTTCGTTTGTTTCTGTTGTCAACCTTTTTTCGAAGGTCTGTAGGTCTGGGCATGTATAGAACCCTGCCTTTAAACCAGTAATTCCTTTTTTGATAGGCTTACGTTTTACTTTAGGTTTTGCTACTAAAATAGATTTAGTTGAGCTCATCGTTATCGTCCTCATATTCCAATTCTATAGCCCCGATTGATTGCATATAATCCAGGGTATTGCTGATTCCTTTCATTTTACCGAAATGATAACCCGTATAATACGTTACTGCCATGATACCTACTGCTATCAAAGTATGTTCTAATCCGGTCATGGGATTTCCTTTACATTTTAAAGCTAGAGAACCTTTCAGCCTTTAATCTTTGGCCGGAAGAAGAGTTATCAAATACCGGACCTTTATCTGGTTCAGGTTTATTCAATGGAGATTTATTCTGATCAACATCAAATAGTTTCATTTTACTACGATCCACGCCAATTGTAAACCTTTGATATGCGCCTGGATCATTATATCTGTTCTTTAATTGCTTAACTAAGATTTGGCCATTCGCATTTAGTTCTTCATTTGAAATCAAAGCAAACATAAAATCCGCAGTGGCCGGCAGACCGAATGATTCAGAGGTATCTTCCAGGCCGACGTCGTCTGAATTATAACCGCTACGGGTAGTCTGTGTAGCCGACATAATTGGTACATCAAACTCTACAGCCAACCCGCGTATCTCTTCAGCGATAGACTTAATATACGAATATGAGTTAATCGAACCACCCATACCTTTCATTCTTGCAGATGCACATATATTTAGGTAATCAATAAAGATAACTTCGGGCACAAAGTTCTTCTTCAACTTGAGTTCATTCAATAGAGCTCGGAAGTGTGAAGCATTTGCTTGACCGGTAGGATACTCTTTAATAATGAGTTTGCCTTGAGTTTTACTTGCAATAGTCTGTATACGATCCTTGAACATTTTAGAAGACATGTTTTCTAACTGATCAATAGGAACGTTCATCAGATTAGCATCGATGCGCTCAGCAATACGTTCTTCGGCCATCTCCATGGTGATATAAAGCACATTTCTACCTTGCGCCAGAGAAGCAGCAGCAACGTGACACATGAACAAACTTTTGCCCACACCAGTTCCTGCGAGACATATATTCAACGTTTTATTAGGCATGCCGCCTTTAGTAATTTTATTGAAATAGTCTAAGTCAAAAGGTATACGTTCTTCTTGTTTATGATAAAACTCAAATCGTTCGTTAACAGATTCTAAATAATCATGTCCAATATTAGTATCAAACGTTACAGATAATGCTTTGCTTAATACTTCAGGTATAGCGTTCTTAGAAAGTGTCTGGTGTTTGCCATCGATAATTTGTATAGATTCCATGACAGCATTAAATACTGCACGATCTTG